CGCCGCCGCTGGCCAACTGGCTGTCGCGTACCGAACAGGAGAACGCGCTGTACAACGGCGTCACCCCGACCGAAGTCGGCCCCGGCGGCAAGGTGCAGATCGTGCGCGCGATCACTACCTACACGCTCGACCCGCAGGGCATCCCGGACATCAGCCTGCTCGACCTGACCACCATCCGCACGCTGGATTATGTGCGCAAGGCATGCCGCGAACGCATCGCACTGCGCTTCCCGCGCGACAAATTGTCGGATCGCACCGCGCCCAAGGT